GGGCCGTGGTGACGCCAGTTTCCCAGACTTCGGAGCCAGCGGGCAGGATTTGAAAGCGCACCCAATAATCAAGCCCGGCGGTCGGCGGAGTGACTTTTGCGTTGTCGTACTCGACCGATGGCGGCGAACCCTGAGCGGCCACAAAGTCGGCGAACTTCTTTCTAATCGCGTTATGGACTTTGGCGTAGGTCATCCGGCTATCAGCTTTTCGGTGAGGTCGGAAATGGTGCGCTCAAGCATTAAGTGAGCGGCGGCGCGGTCGGTTCCATTGTTGACCGCTTCGGCGTATTCCGCGTTATTGGTGATCCAGACCATCTGGAATGGCGTCAGCTTGCCCAATGCCACCAGTTCGGCATTATCAATATTCCCGGCCTTTTGATCCTCATACTCCACGCCTACTTCGCCTTTCATGCCGTCTGCTGGCTGCCCTATCGTCAACTGGTAGTTGTATCGCAGGTAGCCCGTATCGACGGGAGAATAAAGCGTCAGTCCTGCCAGAGCGTCAAAGGCGACCTTTGCTTGGATCTGCATCAGCGAAATACCCGTCCCATGCTTGGCCACGAAAACGTCAACCGCAGCGTGAAAGTCTGCAAGATTGTGGGTAATCGTCATGGCTTCGGAATGGTTAGCGGTTTCAGCACCAATTCATAGGCGCACCGGGAAGTGCCGCTATAAATCGGGTTCAATTGCTCGATAAGCCAAGAGCTTGAGTCGAAATCTACCCGTGTCCCAATATCGAACGATGAGCCGAAAAAGGTAGCGTCGAGAAGCTTAGTGGGCAGCAGGGTTTTCACCATGCCATCAGCGGAAATTGCACCATCCCGCCACATCTTGACCATTTCCGGCGGCGTACATTTGACCGTCTGAGTCGTTTCCGATGGCGGCGTAGTATGCCCGGTTTCCGGGTCATAGGTTCCCGTGTCGCCAGCGTTGTTGTAGAAGGTTAAATCCTTCCCGTACTTTTGGGCGAGGGCGTAAACGCGGGCAATGAGGCGATCATCGAGCTTGGTCATGCCCTCGCTACGCTACCACGGGGAAGCAGGAATTCTGCAAGGATCATGCGCACCTTGTTAAACGTCGCCTGAGAAACCTTTTCGCCGGTGTATCGGATGGACTCCCCAACCGGGCCAGCTTTAATAGTCTCTTCTGCGATGTTTGAACCAGCCTCAGCGTCAGGGACGATGCCGGTGGTGTCTCCAGTGGTCGTACTCGGCCCGTCGTCGTTTAGGTGTTTCCAGGCCAATTCACACGCGGCACGCTCTATGGCGGTCGGCACGGCGGTGCTGGAAACCGTGTAGCCGTCGCTTGTGACGACGCTCGAACGCGGAAAGGCTAAAGCCTGATCCCCATCTACCCGCTTACCCTTCCACCTTGTGATGAAAATGGCGTCCAGGGTTTGGGCCGCCTCGCGCAAATACTGCTCTTTATTCGCAGTTGTCGCGCCCGTCCAAGAAGCATGGTTCCGCACATAATTCGTGAAGTAGGTGTCAGCATTCGCCACGGAAATGTAACTCTCCGCAGTCGAAAGGCCCGAGCCGTCCTCAACGATTAGCGCCATGCCTACTTATCCTTTTTGGCTTTCTTGGCCTTTTCCTTAGCGACGGGTTCCGGCTTTCCGGCGTCGAACGGCTCATTCGCAAGATACCGCTCAACCTCGAACCCTCGGTTTTCGTAGTCCGCCAACTGGGATTTGCGGATCACACGCGATCCACCCGGCCCTTTGACTTGGACTAAAGGTTCACCCGTTGCTGACCAGCGGGTTTGATCCATTTTGACGACTTCGGCGGTCATTTCTTAACCTTTTGCACAAATCCAGGGTTTGCCGTCAGCCATGCGCCGACGGTGGAGGCGTGAACTTTATAAACCACGGTGGGGTCAGTCACTGAGACGACTTCCACCTTTGCGGCCTTTGGCTCGGCCTGTTTTCGTTCCGCCGGTTTCGGTTCTCTGCGGTCTTTTGCCATCTTCCTATTTCAGCTATGGGATTGGTGAAAGGGGACGCAACTACCGCGCCCCCTCAAGACTCACGCGATTATGCGCGACCGTGGCGCACAGCCATTCTTCCGTCCAGCACCTTTACGCCAAAGAGAACGTCGAAAGCCATATGGATTTCAGACGAGTTTCCGACGTAGTAGATACGGGTTCGCATCGCCAATCCAGTCAATGGATCACGCGCAACGCCGATTCGAGCGCCCAACTCGTTACCCATTTGCGAAAGCGGAGCCATCGCCAATGCCATGCAGTTCTGATGGAAGCCTAAGCCCTGCGAGGTGTAATCAGTCGTTGCGTCAAAGGTGACTACCGCATTGTTAGCCGCAGCTGCACGCAAAGGCGGCTCAATCGAAACCGTGATCGCGTTAGAAGTCACAGTCGATGTCGCCGTGGTGATGGCGTAAACCGTGCTGTCGCCCGCAATGGTGAATGAATCGCCTTTGAGGAAGGTTTCAGTGTCGGTCAACCCGTCGATGGTGATGCTAGTTGCCAGCTTTGCAGTTGCACCGTCCACCGCACCCGCCAAGTCTGCGCCAGTGCCGGAGGTATGCGCAACCGTGTTATGGGTTACGAATGTCTCCATCCCGTATTTGATGCCCAAAGAGCCGGAACGCGCCACCGCTTCACCGGCAGGGCCAGCGCCTTGCCATTGAGCGAAACTCGAATCGCTGACGTAGTGATGATTCATCGTCGGATCAATCATATAGTGCAGCTTGCCAGGATCATTCTGAGGAATCTTGGCCTCGATCATCGCCTTTTGGACGTTGGCAAAGTTGACACCTGCGCTTGACCCAGTGGCAAACGCGGTAGCTTTGCGGCCAAAGTTGTAATACTCGGCTTGCAGCTTTTGGTCGATGTCGTCAGCCAGGACGGCCATTGCGGGCGCGACGTGTTCCGCAAGAATTTTATCCTCGCTGAAAGTCAGCTCCTTATCAGTCAGCTTGAACTTAGACTCGCGCCAGTAGTCAAGGCTGAGCGATACGGTTTCTGCGGCCACATCTTCAGCGGTCGCGGGCGCATCGGCCACGGCGAAAGTACCCGGACGGCGAATGTTTACCTGCTGGCCTTTGCTGGCCGAGGCGTAGTCCATGTCGAGGTCGCGGTAAACTCTACTTCCAAGGCCGAGGTAGCTGTAAAGCAGCGGCAAGGCTTTGTTTGCGTAAAGTTGAGGATTGTAAGCGGCTAAGGTTGCGGCCATGTTTTCTAGTTCCTATTTGTTTACTGATGCCAGCCAGGATGGTCTTGAATGATGACCGTCCCGCCCTGCTTTTTAGCCGTTTCTTCGGCCTTTTTGAATTTTTGGTAATCCTGCGAATCCTCGTAGGAAAGTACCACATCTTTCGAGTCCCTACTCCGGCCCGGATTAGGGTTGCCACCGCCGCCCCCTCCCGAGGCGCCAGATCCAGCAAAAGCTGGCATGAATTCTTCGGAGTCCTTGAGAATGGCGAGAAACTCATCCAAACCCATATCTTCCGTGGAGTTCGCTTTCATCGTAACGCGAACCTGCCCCTTTTCATCAACGATTTTCTGCACCAGCTTGCCGTCTTCCTCTACCAGCTTCATTGCGCCGGTCACATGGGGGAGCAATAGGCGCACGTTTCCTTCCAGCTTGGCAATGCCAGCGGTCGCGCTTTGCACCACTAGGGAATCGTGAAGCTGAGAGTTCAGGCCGTCGAACTTGCCTTTCAAATCGCCGTACTCTTTTTGGTGCTTATCGGTCAGTTGAGCTTCGCGGGCTTCAATGGCCTCCTTCGCTTTCTGGTCGGGCGTCCAGTTGGCAATTTCGTCGTACTTCTCTAGCGCGGTGCGGGCTTTGGCGGGGTCGATGCCCTCAAACTGAGCCAACGCATTCTTGCGCTCTGCTGCCTTTGCCTTGCGGTCGGCGAGCGTGTCTTTCAACCCTGCGACGTTTTCCAGCGCATAACCTGCCACCGAATTAACATCCAGCAGGAAGCCTCCGCCGCCTTCGATTTCTTTGTAGTGGTCGGCTAAGCCTTCGCCTAGACCGTCCAGGGATTCGATTCGTGCTTCAAGTGCCATGTCTTTGTTCCCTCCCGGAACGTGAACATTTGCGACGGTGGCTAGAGGTCAATGCCCTCTCTGAGCGCCAATTCGTCTAGGGTTAGCATCCTATTATTCTTAAACAGATCGTCAAATGCTAGTCGGTTGCCACGGAAAAGGCGCGTCCTGCGCTCTCCCAGTACGGCAACCTGTGATGCGCGGTCTTGTTTGCGCAGCCATTGCGGGTATTTCGGGCGGTCGGGTAACACGCCGGATAGCCCGGTCTTAACGTCCCGATATGCGCGACCACCGATGCGCGGGTCTTTCGCGTTGACGCCAAGTTCCTTCCAGCTTTTGGTGATCGGAACGGTCGTCGAGCGGCACTGATGGTGCGCGGGCGGTCGCGGCCCAGCGGTCACACTGAAAACCTGCCCGTCCAGGCTTT